AAATGCTATTTTGATAGGCAAAATACTGAACAAGGCTTACAATGTTTAAGACATTACCGGTATGACGTTGACCCTGAAACGAAAATGTTTAGTGCAAAGCCACTACACGATGAATATTCGCACGGGGCCGATGCCTTTAGGTATATAGGTTTAATGATTAATGAACCGAAGAAAGCCCAACCACAAAGGGCTAATCAACGGGCACCAGTAGGCTGGATGGGATAAATATGGCTGACACATATGATGAAAAAAAGTATTACGGCGATACAGACGGCGATGCCCGAATATCAGAAGCAATTGAATTTTTACGCCAGGCCGCTGAATCTGACACTACCAACCGGGCAGAAGCCCTTGATGACGTAAAGTTTGCCGCTGGTGATCAATGGCCAGTAGAAATACAAAATAGCCGTACTTTGGAAGCCAGGCCATGCCTGACAATCAACAAGATTGATGCATATGTAAGACAAATTTGCAATCAACAACGCCAGCAACGCCCCCGGATTAAGTGCCAGGGCATGAACAATGAAACTGATGCCAAGATGGCACAAATGATTACTGGCATTTGCCGGCACGTAGAAGTTAATTCAAATGCTGACCATGCTTATGACACGGCGTTTGATTTTGCGGTCCGTATGGGATGGGGCTACTGGCGAATAACTACTGATTATGTACGTCCTGATTCGTTTGACCAGGAAATATATATCAAGCCAATTGATAACCCATTTACGGTTTATTTTGATCCTAACTCAACCGCACCGGATGGTTCAGATGCAGAGAAATGCCTTGTTACCGTGGTTATGGCTAAAGAAAACTTTAGAAAAATGTACCCGGATGCTGATGATGGTGGTAGTTTTTCTGCCCGTGGTACTGGTGATAGCAATAACGAATGGGTAACTAAACACGATATACGCATTGCAGAATACTTTTATACCCGTATTGAAAGCACTTATTTAGTTCTTTTATCGGATGGCACAAATGCGTATGAAGATGAATTGCCAAATAAAGAAACGATGGAACTGGCTGGTATTTATGAAGTAGGCCGCCGTAAAACCTTTAGAAAAACAATTAAATGGTGCAAAGTGACTGCTATGCAAGTGCTAGAAGAAGGCACCTGGGCCGGTAAATACATTCCAATAGTGCCAACTTATGGCCAGCAATGCGTAGTAGATAACAAACGTAAAAAGTTTGGCTTAGTACGTATGGCTAAAGACCCCCAACGGATGTATAACTTTTGGCAAACATCCATGACTGAATCCGTAGCCTTGGCACCACGGGCTAAATGGATCATGGCAGAAGGCCAAGATGAAAACCATGAATCAGAATGGGCTAATGCAAACAATACGTCCTATTCTTATCTGCGTTACAAGCAAACTGATATTAGTGGCCAGCCAGCACCACCCCCAATACGTCAATCCCCGGAACAACCGCCGGTAGCAATTATGGCGGCGGCACAAGCAATTACCCAAGATTTGCAAGCAGTAGTAGGAATTCTTGACCCTAACCAATTGCCAATGGGCAACATTAGCGGCAAAGCATTGCAAGGCCAGCAAATACAAGTTGACATGACTAATTTCCATTATTACGACAATTTGACCCGTTCAATTGCTCATACTGGACGTATTATTCTTGACCTTATCCCTAAAATTTATAGCCAGGAACGTGTAATGCGGATTATTGGGGATGATGGTAAACCCGAATTAATTACTATTAACCAACGTACAGGCCAACAAGACGAAAACGGTATTGAAAGAATATTGAATGACGTAACCATTGGTGAATATGACGTTGTTATGGAAACTGGCCCTGGTTACAACACTAAACGCCAAGAAGCAGTTGATTCTATGATGTCATTACTGGCCGCTGATCCTAATTTAATGGCCCAAGCTGGTGATTTAATCTTTAGAAACATGGACTTCCCAGGCGCAGATGTGATTGCTGACCGGTTGGCCGCAGTTAACCCAATGGCGCAAATTGACGATAAATCCCCAATACCACCACAAGTTCAGATGCAATTGGCAAACAATCAGAAGCAAATGCAAGCGATGCAACAACAATTACAAGCTATGCAACTGTTTATTACAAACCGCCAGGACGTTGAACAAGTACGTCAAAGTGGTGAAGATCGCCGTGCAGTTATTGCCGCTGAAGTCAAGATGCGTGACCAAAATACCCGTTCATTAACATCACAAAATAAGACCGAAATTGAAGCTTTAATGAAGCTAATCCTTGGCCAAATGGATACTTCCAGGCTAGAAGCTGAAATTATGTCAAGAAATCAGGAACAGTATGCAATGATGAACAATGCCACCCAAGCTATTGAAGATAATATGGCGGTAATGGCACCAAATCCGGAACAAATGCAACAAGCGCAACAAATGCCACAAGGACAACCACCCCAACAAATGATGTAGTTGCAAAACACTACATTTAGTATTAAGATTACTTAACAACACTACCTATGGTGTATTCATAGGGTTAATTCTTGGGATAAAACTCATGTCAGATGCACAAGTAGTAGACCAGCCCAAACAGGCTAGTTCAATCGTAACAAGTGAAAATTTAGCTGAATACAATGCTGATAAATTAGGTTTAGCTTCCGAATCAAGCCCAACTGCGGCTGAAGTTGATGAAAATCCTTCAGAGCCAGCGGCCGATAAAGAACAGAGTGAACCAAAATTAGCTGAAGATGAAGCGACCGGAACAGATGAAAAGAAGCAAAACCCAAAGTTGGAAAAGCGTTTTTCTGAATTAACCAAGGCCCGTAAAGAAGCAGAAGCCAGGGCAGAAGAATTAGAAAAACGTTTAGTGGCAATTGAAAGTAAACAGGCACCTATCCAGGAACCTGAAAGCAATCGAAAGCCAACGCCGGACGATTTTAAAGATGCTTTTGAATATGCAGAAGCATTAGCGGATTGGTCAGCGGAACAAGCATTAGCAAGGCGTGACCAGGAAATAAAGCAAAAGGAAGTTCAAGCTAAACGTGAAACGGTCATTCAGACCTGGCAACAAAAGCTTGAAGCTATTAAAGCTGAATTACCTGATTACGAAGTTATGGTGCAATCAAGTTCTATGTCAGTAAATGACACGGTGCGTGATGCCATTGTTGAAAGTGATGTAGGACCTAGAATCCTATATGAACTAGCCAGCAATGATGAATTAGCTGAAAAGCTTTCTACTATGACAACTGCCGGTGCGTTAAAACTTATTGGGAAGCTGGAAGCACAGTTTGAAAAAACTGAAGCCCCAGTTGCGGGAAAGAAAACTGTTGCGGCGAAGTCTAAAGCACCTGAACCTATTCGTCCTTTAAGGTCAACAAGTGGCATTGCAGATGTAGGTATGGATGGTAACGATATGTCATATCAGCAATGGAAAGCCGCTAGACAAGCTGGGAAGATTAGATAAGGTTAAACCTAATTTAATTTTTAAGGAATTATCATGAGTAATAATTTACTAACCATTAGCAAGATCACCAACGAAGCGTTGATGGTCCTTGAAAACGAACTAACATTTACTGGTCAAGTTGACCGTAATTACGATGACCAGTTTGCAGTAGTAGGCGCAAAGATTGGTCAAACAGTCAATGTACGCCGTCCTGGCCGTTTTATCGGTGCAGTAGGTCCTACATTAGTTGTTGAAGATTTCAACGAAACTTCAGTACCAGTTACATTGTCAACACAATTCCAGGTTTCAACACAATTCACAACACAAGACTTGGCATTAAGCCTGGATATGTTTAGTGATCGTATTTTGAAGCCAGCAATTGCAACAGTTGCAAATAAGATGGACCGTGATGGTTTAGTTGTTGCTAAAAACAATACCGCAAACATTGTTGGTACTGCTGGTACTGCCCCAACTGGTTTGATTACTTACCTAACTGCGGCGGCTTATCTTGATTCTGAAGGCGCACCACGTGATGGCCGCCGTTCATGCACAATCGAGCCATTTACTTCTTCAACCATTGTTGATAGCTTAAAAGGTTTGTTTGTTCCAACTGAATCCATTTCAAGCCAATACACAAAAGGTTTAATGGGCCGTGATTCCGGTGGCATGAACTGGTATATGGATCAAAACGTGGTATCACAAACGTTCGGTTCTTATTCTTCCGCAACATTGTCATGCAACGTAACAACTGCAACTGGTTTCTTGACAAGTGGCTGGGCTTATTCAAGCAACATTACTATTGGATCGGCTTCTGCGGCTTCTACACTAAACCAAGGTGATACATTCACTATTGCTGGTGTATTTGCAGTTAACCCACAAAACCGCCAATCATATGGCAAATTGCGTAACTTTGTAGTTCAATCTACGGTTGCAATTGGTTCCGGTGGTAGTGCAACTGTTACCGTTGTTCCAGCCGTTATTACTGCTGGTCAGTTCCAAAACGTAAGCGTTACATCAAGTGGTTCACAAACTGTTACTCCGTTCAATAATACTGGCGTAGTTTCACCACAGAACATTTTGATGCACCGCAACGCATTTACGTTAGCGTGCGCTGACTTAGAATTACCTGAGGGGGTCCACTTCGCTGGCCGTGCTTCTGATAAAGAACTAGGTTTGTCAATCCGTGTGGTTCGTCAATACACCATTAATAACGATAGTATTCCAACACGTTTGGACGTTCTATATGGCTGGGCACCTTTGTACCCTGAACTTGCTTGCCGTATTGCATCTTAACAACCCAATTAATTTAAGGAATAAATATCATGGCAAATCCAGGACCAGCAACCACAGTTGCTAATCACCCCTCAAATCTAGCTAGTAACCAGGCTATTCGCCTATTAGCTTCTTTCCAGGGCGTAAACGTTAACGCAACAGGCGATACCGTGTTACCAGTTAATAACACTAATTCGTATGGTGTATCAAACGTTATTTTTACAAACGCATCAGTTAGTTTGACAACTGCCGCCGCTGGCTTGTTTACTGCACCATCTGCTGGTGGTACAGGAATCGTAGCAAACGCCGCATTGTCAGCAATGACTGCTTCAACTGTTGTTAGCCAACGTACTGTTGCTTCAACTGCATTACAAACTGGTCAAAATCTGTATGTAAACGTTGGTACTGCACAAGGTGCGGCCGCCACTATGGACGTTTATGTTTATGGTTACGACTTATCATTCCTACCTTAACAAGGACTAGGAAATAGTAAAGAAAGCCACCCCTATAAAGGGTGGTTTTTTTGTTTTTTAAGCATATAATTAATTATCCTCACTTAAAGGAAACATCATGCCATCAACCACCCTTGCACGTGGAAATGCACTTAGCACTTTCTACATTCAACCATCTATTACCCCAGCCGCAGTTGCCGCAAACATTACTGCCGCACAAACTTTTACTATTGCTGGATTAGAAACAACTGACCATGTAACTGCCGTATCATGCGCCGCCGCACAAACCGCTGGTGTATTTATTGCTGATGCCCGTGTTTCAGCTACTAATACATTAAGCGTTCAATTTGGTAACTGCACCGCTGGTTCTTTAACACCAACGGCTGGTTCTTATTACATTGATATTGTGCGTATTGAAGGCCCACTACCTACAACTGCGGTCTAATCATGAATCAATTAAACGCTATACGTCCAATTGGTCCTACAACTGGAATTACAGTTTCAGGTTCTTCTTCAACTGCGGTTACTATTAGTGCTTCAGGCAATAATGAAATGGACTATTGTGCTTTTTTAAATACTGCTTCTACTATTGTGACAATTAATATTTTTCCGGTAGTAGGTGGTGTAGGTACTGCTAGTGCGGCCGTAGTGCCCACCGGAACGCCAACAAACACAGTAGTTTTAGGTATTTCTATGCAAGCCCCAATGGTCATTGCCGTTCCACCAGTATTTTCAATTACTACTATTGGCACGTCCGGAACGCTATATGTAACGCCCGTAAGCTATTAGTTTTTAAGGAAAAGTATGACCAGCCCATCTAATTCTGCGGTACAGAATTTATTACCAGTTCAAGCCTACTTCAATTTAGATGGGTCATTTAATACTTTTGTTGGCCAAGGCGTTGCATTTTATGCAACTGCTAACCCTAGTCAATCCGGCCTTAACATTACAAACAGTACGATAAATAGCACAACTATTGGTGCCGTAACGCCATCAACGGGCGTATTTACAAATATTGCAACCACAACCGGCACAATAACTACTGCCGCAAGCGGTCCAACTGATATTGTTAACAAACAATATGTTGATTATTATGCCGCTGGATTAAGTTGGAAAGCCCCGGCACTTACTGCAACTTCTGCCAATATTACGTTGTCAGGCTTACAAACTATTAACGGTGTAACTGTTATTGCCGGTGATACCGTTTTAGTAAAAGACCAAACAAACACCGCAGAAAATGGTATTTATGTTGCTTCTGCTACTGCTTGGACGTATTCGGTAGGTGGCGATACCTGGAATGAATATATTAGTGCCATTATCTTTATTACATCCGGATCATTAAGTGGAACTGCATGGTTTTGCACGGCACAACCAGGCGGTACTCTTGGCGTAACTGCAATGAATTGGTCCAACTTTAGCGTAGCATCAAGCTACACCGCTGGAACTGGATTAACACTTATTGGCACCCAATTTAGTATTACCAATACTGCCGTAACTGCGGCCGCTTATGGTTCTGCAACCCAAGTAGGCACATTTACTGTAAATGCCCAAGGTCAACTTACCTTGGCTGGTAATACAACTGTAACCCCAGCAATAGGATCAATTACTGGGTTTGGAACTGGTGTAGCAACTGCCTTGGCAGTCAATACCGGTTCTGCCGGTGCTTTTGTAGTCAATGGCGGTGCATTAGGTACCCCATCAAGCGGCACATTAACAAACTGCACATTTCCAACCCTTAACCAAAGCACAACTGGTAATGCGGCAACTGCAACTACTGCTACTAACCTTGCTGGTGGTTCTGCCGGATCATTGCCTTATCAATCTGCTTTAAATACAACTATATTTTTAGCCGCCGGTACTAACGGCCAGGTTCTTACTTTGGCTTCAGGCGTTCCATCTTGGGCAACCCCAACAACCGGTACTGTAACGTCAGTAGGCGGCACGGGAACCGTTTCAGGAATTAGTTTAAGCGGTACAGTCACTTCAAGCGGAAACCTTACCCT